AAAAATATTTAATATGAATATTGTAGGAGTACCCATTAAAGATGCGTCTTTTAATAAATAATATAAAACGATTATTACAAAAAGAGGTATTGTAAATATTAATAGTGAAACAATAAAATTATATAAAAAATTAATAACAGTAGGATATTGTTGAATTTGATTTTGATTATTGCTATTCAATTGTGGACCAAATTCTTCTTCTCGCCTTTTAATAAAAAACATCATCATTAAAATAAAAAATATTCCGAACAATGCAGTAATAATAGAAAGTGTTCCATATTTATTAATAATTTCTTTGGGATTGTAGTGAAATAATAAAGATACCAAAACGATATATGTTATTAAAATAAAGAGAAATGTAAAATCGGTTTTATAGTTTTTAATAATATCAAGCATATTTATATACAAAAGATTAGAAAAATATTAAAAAAGTAAAATATTATGTTATCTATAAAATAATATTTATAAATTCTCCATAGTAGTTTTTTCACCATGACATTCTCTACATAAAGCTACTAAATTACTTACTTCGTTTGAACCTCCATATTCTAAGCGAACTTTATGATCTACTTCAAACCATGCTGTTAATTGTTTATCACAATTTCCACATTTCCATCCTTGTTGAGAAGCTACAAATTTCTTTTTTGTTTCACTCACTGAGCGTTTTGTCCCTGGTTTACCGCCTGAAGTCATTATGCGTTGTTGTTGATGTGTAAGAGGTTCTTCACAAACTTCAGAAGTAAAATATGATTTTGTAGAAAGGTCTAATATGGGACTTAATAAATTGCCTGCTTCTTTATCAATTGGCATATATTTTATTAAATCATTCGCATGAACAAATAAACTTTTAGAATGATTTGGATGTTTTCTTATAAACAAATAAGCCGACAATCCTAAAAATCCAATAAATGCCATTTGATAATATTTTTTCCATGTTTTTAATAATGCAACATATTTTCCATCATGATAAATATTTGCTATAAAAAATCCTGTAAATAAAAATATTAATAATCCAAATCTCATTTATATAATATTTATATAATATTTATAAAATAACATGATAGTTTATTTTTATTTTTTATTTTTTATTTTTTATTTTTTATTTTTTATTTTTTATTTTTTATTTTTTATTTTTTATTTTTTATTTTTTATTTTTTATTTTTTATTTTTTATTTTTTATTTTTTATTTTTTTTACATCTTCTTATAGAGTTAATTATATGATATCATCTTTTACATCGTTTTCCTATTAAATTTGTTTTACTTTTACTATAACTTAAAGAATTATTTGTTGTTCTTTTTTTTGTTATTTTTTTTTGTTATTTTTTTTTGTTATTTTTTTTGTTCTTTTTTTTGTTATTTTTTTTGTTATTTTTTTTTGTTGATGACGTTGAATAACTATATGTATTAACTGGTAATGAATTTCTAATGCTATAGTCTTTGACAACTTTTAATTTTATTATTTTCTTCTTTTTAGTTTTTGATATTTTTGGAAGCGCATGCACTCCTGGTGGCGAGTTTATTATAATATTAGTCCCAAACGCTTTGCTTAGTTTTTTTAATTCTTCTATTAATTCATCAATATTTATTTTTTTACAAGCATATTCATCACTAAACAAATATTTATAAAAAATATGTCTTAATATAAAAAAGAAATTTTCTTTTTCCTCTTTCGGAAATGTAATAGTTTTTTTATAGAGACCATTTTTTAAAAAAATATTATTATATGTCATTATAAGACCGCATATATCTACATTATGACAATATACTTCATTAAAATATTCTTCTTCATCAAAATCCATAGTGGAAAAATTTGTATATTTTAAAATAATTGATGTAATTGTTTCTGTTATAAAATTTATTAAAATATTGTAATATATAAAATTTAAAAGGTCTTTTGATGACATTTTCTTCATAAAACTTAATTCATCTTCATAAATAAAATTTAATGATTCTAATATGTAATTTTTATGTCCTGATCCGTTTATTTTTTGAAATTCATGAAACCATTTGGTGGCAATAAATCTTATGTTATCACGTGTATTTATGTCTTCGGATTTTGCTTTTGATTTTAAATTAACTAATTCGTCTTTTAAGAATGTTTTAAATTCATCTTGTAATACAAGAGTTCCAATTGGTAGATTAAATTGATATGGTCTATTTTTAAGTGTGGATGGAATTTCATTTCCAATCTGAACAGCACTTAATCCCCAATCTATTATCCTAACTTTATTATCATCGCTTATTAAAATGTTTCCAGCTTTTAAATCAAAATGATATAATTTTTTTTTATTCATAGGAACAATGCCATATTTTAATAATTTTATTAAACCACCATTTAAATTATTAAATCTCTCTGGTGTTAAGTTTTGTGTTAAATATTTTTTTACATCTATTCCGCCATTAGTAAGTTTTAATATTCTTAGTTCATTTAAATAATTATTTACATTTAATGAAGTATATTTTTTTTCTGTCAGATTGTTACATATTGCATCAAAATTTTTTAAATCTAGTTTATCATTTAATGGCTGAGGTTTGCACATAGTTATTCCTCCAATTATAAAATAGTCTTCATGATTTGGTATTGTAGATATGATATATTCATAATTAGATATTTCTCTTATCTCTCGTTCAGCATGTTCTTTAACCATTAATTTACTTACTTTTCCATGAGTTCTAACTGTTTCACCTTCGCATAATAGACTAGGGTTAAATACACATCCATAGCCTCCAGCTGCCACAGCGGCTGCTCCGTATTGTGGTTTCATTTATACAATATATTTTTATTTTATTTATTTATTTTATTTCATGTATTTATTTCATGTATTTATTTCATGTATTTATTTCATGTATTTATTTCATGGATTTATTTCATGGATTTATTTCATGGATTTATTTCATGGATTTATTTCATGGATTTATTTCATGTATTTATTTCATGTATTTATTTCATGGATTTATTTATTTCTTATATAAAAAATAGATAATACTAATTAAAGCAACTATTATTACAAAAAAAAATAATTTTTCTTTTTTTTTTAAATTTTCTCTCATTAACAAATTTTTGGGTTTGTAATTGTGATAATATTTATCGGTTGCTTCATATAATGAAATTTCATTTTTCCCTTCTAATAAATTATATTTATTATGAATAAAATGCATCCATTTTATAAATGATTCTCTTGAATCTAAATAAGGTGTAACAGGATATTTATCTATCATTTCACTAAATCTATTACCTATTCTTTCAACAGGTATCATTAAAGGTAAATTTTGAATAAAATCATAATATTTTTTTTTACTAACATCATTTGGCGTTAAAGGATAACAAAAAGCAATTGTATGAAGAACAAACCAGTAATGAGGGCCCCAAACAGTTGGATCTAATTCCATTAGTATAAAGGATATAAAAAGATAATAAAAATAACAAATAAAGTATCATGATTAAAAATTCTAATTTTATTAATAGTATATCAAATAATATTTGCAATAATTGTGGAAAATTTGGTCACATGTTTCATCAATGTAAGCAGCCAATCACGAGTTTAGGAATTATAGCATTTAGATCAGGAAATCCAGGCATTGAATATTTATTAATTAGAAGACGCAATACACTTGGGTTTTTAGATTTTATGAGAGGAAAATACCCTTTATATAATAAGGAATACTTATTAAATATTGTAAATGAAATGACAAATGAAGAAAAAAATATGTTACGTACGAAAGATTTTGATGAATTGTGGAGTTTTTTATGGGGAGTATCCATAGGTATTCAATATAGAAATGAAGAACGAATTTCTAAAGAAAAATTTATATCATTAAAAATAGGAATAATTATTAAGAATTCTGAATATAATTTATTATCTCTCTTAGATGAAAGTACAACAAATTGGGATGAGCCCGAATGGGGATTTCCTAAAGGTAGAAGAAATTATCAAGAGAAAGATTTACAATGTGCAATAAGAGAATTTGAAGAAGAAACGCTATATAATAAAAATGACCTAAATATTATTCAAAACTTATTGCCTTATGAAGAAATATTTACAGGTTCTAATTATAAATCATATAAACATAA